TTCGATCGCCTCGATCTGCGGCAGTAAATCTGCCTCGTCCTCTCTCAAATCTTTCATGCGTCCTCGCGACCCCATCCCGCCGGGTGCCAAGAATATCTCGAGCTCTCTCTGGATCCTTTGGAGCTCCTCGAACAAATCCGCAAGTTGCTCGGCGCTGGTCTTTGCTTGCTCCGCGCCGGACTTCGCGGCATCGGCTTCCAGGCTCGCCCGGATTTGCTGGCTGACCTCCTCCGCGATCAGCTCGACGAGAATCGCGAAAAGCAGCTCGGCAAGGCCCTTGGCCAATGGACCGGCCGCAACCGCCGCCGCCTGACGGAGCGCCGGATCGTTTCGCGGGTGGCCGCCAGATCCGTTCGCCAATCCCGGGCTGCCCGGAATGAAGTTCGCCGTCCGAAGGCCGGCTGTCGGCACGGCGCCGGCCCTCGTCCGGTCGAGATACCCGACATTGTCGAGCGTCTTGAGCCGCGCGCTCTCCATGGAACCCGCCGCCCGCCGGAGGCGCAGCAGGCCGCTCTCGATCTCGCCGATCTCGGCCGCCGTCTCGCGACTCTTCCGCCCGATCTCCTCGAGCGAGCGCACGACACGGCGGGCGCCGGCCTCTGCCGGCGCACTGTCGATGGCGATACGGACCACGCGTTCGACCATGCTTCGCTCCAAAGAAAGGGTGTACAGAGACGGAATTGACCTGACGGTTGGCTGCAATCGGCCACCCTCTCCTGCACCAGCGTCGGCTTCCCGGTACCTATGCCGGACCGGGCCGGGCAGCACAGATCAATGATCGGAATATGCAAGAAAGTGCAGCGATCGCGGGCCGGCGAAGTGCTTTGTCTTGTTTGGTGCCGCTGCTAGAAGGGATGGGGTTTCACGTGAGCCGGGTAATACAAGATCGTTAGCTCGCAATCCTCTGATTCTTCCGACATCCAATTCGTTATGTCGATAAAAGCCCCGCCGTCAAATCCGAATAGATATGTATCCGTCGTAAATCTGTCCACGGTTCTACTAAGTCGCATTTGGTTCTTCAAACCGTTACGGATTAACGGTGTGATCTGATATTTCTCCTTTATCGCACTGACGATCCTTAGGGTGTCAGAGACGCACGTGTACCAAAACGGTTTGCCCGCCGCCTGGTCGAAGACCTTCGTTGCTATTGCCCGACCATTACGGAAAAATTGCTGCACGGTGAACTTCTTGTCGAATTCCTTCCAGAAATAGCTGTATTCCAGCCTATCGTCTGTTTCCCAACGTCCTTCGCCATTTATGGCGGCCATCGCCTCCTTCTTGGTCATGCCGAACTTGATCGACCCGAAGCCGGTCAACTCCGCGGCCCGGGCGGCCGTCGCGGTCAGAACGAAGCAAGAGATCAAGAAAACCAAGGCGTAACGGAGCATCCCCTCCTCCCTCGACAATTGGGGTACCGGGTCGGATCATTCACGTTCTTGTTTTGTACTTTAACAGCTGCCGCCCGGGGTGGCAAGTCCGTTCTTCGCCTGCCCGGCCCTGGTGCAGCCTCGCCGGACCCGTCCCCTCACGCGCCGAAGTAGTCGAACTGGATCGTCGCGTTGGTCGCCGGGTCGACCTCGGCCTCGAAGTCGAAGGACTGCTCGACGTCCTGGTTGGGGCCGCCGATCGGCGCGCCGAAACTGGACAGCCGCACGCGCGGCAGGGTGATGACCAGCGCGTTGCCGGCGGCATCCGTCACCCGCCAGTCGATCTGGGTCGGCGTGTGCGCCTTGTATTTCGCGATCAGCGCGCCGTCTATGAAGTAGGCCGCGAGCCTGCCCGTCACGTCGGCGTCGCCCAGGCCGATGCCCGCCGCGCCGGGGCCGTTGCCGATCGCCCTCTGCACGCGCAGCCCGTTGTCCAGCGTGAAGTCGAGCGTGCGGATGAAGGCCGAAGGCGTCGCCCCCGCCTCGCGGATGAAGCCCACGTCGGTCACCGTGTTGACCACGTCGCCGGCGGTTGACGGGTTCGGGGCGCCGTCGCCGACCGACGCGGCCGCGGGGTCGTTCATGTCCTTGCCCAGGACCGAGAGCGTGCCGGTCACGATGGCGTCGGTTGCGAAGCTCATGGCGAGGCTGGCGAACATGTTGCCGAGGAAGGCCAAGTGCTGCGGCGTGGCGATGCCGCCGAACAGCAGCTCGAAGACGTAGGAATGCGTCGTCGTGCCGTCGCGCAGCATGGTGCCGTCCATCGTCGTGCCGCTGCCGGTCTCGGTCGTGAGCGTGCCGCCGCCGACCACGACCTTGTTGCCGCCCGGTTTCGACGTGACCTGGAAGATCCCGTTGTTGGCGCCGTTCGTGAAGCCGCCGGTCTTGATCCACTGCCCGGCCGCGACACTGGCGAAGAGGCCGCTGGCCAGCGGATCGTTGAAGGAGTTGTCGGCATTGGCGGCATCGAAGCTCGCGGCGATCGCGAGCGGCGCGCTCCAGGCCCCGAACAGGGCGCCGTCGAAGAGATCCGCCAAGCCGCCGCTACCGGGCGCATCCAGGGAGAGCTCGAAGCCGATGTCGCCGCCCACTTCGAAGGAGGTGAGGATCCGGTTCCTGATCTTGCGCCCGGCGCTGATCTCGTTCGAACGCTGGGTCGTCTTGTTGAGCGTCAGGCTTTCGCTGGTGATCCGCGCGGTGTCGAGCTTGGGCGGCCCGGCGGGCACCTGGCCCCAGTTGGTCTCCTTGACGAAGAAAAGCTGCGCCTGCGAGCTGTCCGCGCCCGCGCGGAAATCGGTGACCGGCATGGGATTCTCCTCAGAAGTCAGATGTCAGAAATCAGAAGTCAGAAGTCAGAGAACCAAAACCCGGAAACCAGCCGCTCGACTGATTTCTGATTTCTGACTTCTGATCAACCCGCCAGGTCCGACTGGTACGGTGTCGCGACGTTGACCTGGTACCAGGCGCCGTCGGGCCCTATGCGGGTCAGCGAGGGGGCCCGGAAGATCACGCGGCCGAGGCTCACGCCGCGGAACACTACGGCCACCTCGTCGGCTAGTTCGTTGGCCAGGCCGTCGCCCTGGCCGAGCGGCGCGAAGATCTGGACCACGACGATCCCGGTGCTGCGCCAGATCTTGGGCGTGCCGAGGCTGGCCTGGAATCCGTCGCCGGGGACGATGGTCAGGCGCACCCAGGGCGCCGGGTTGCCGCCGGCGTCCAGCGCGTCGCTCACCGGGTCGAAGGCGCTGTTGTCGTAGGCGACCGGCACCGTCGGCCGCAGCAGCGGCCACAGCCCGGCGAAGCACACGCGGATCGCGTTGGCGTCCTCGGTGAAGCTCATGGCCTATCTCCTTCGGGCCGCCAGCGACGCCAGGGTCGCCGCGACCATGCCGTGCGGGGCCTGTTGCGAGGCGCCGTGCTCCAGGGCCCCGATATAGGACAGGTTGTTGGCAATCCAGATCGTCTCGAACGGCCGGGACTGGGCGATGGTCGCCACACCCCCGGCGATGGTGGTCCGGCCGTCGGGATCGGCCGCCTCGAGCACGCCCTCGGGCGGCCGCGCCAGGCCGACCCGCCAGTTGGCCCGCGCCCGGCCGGTCCTGACCGGCGTGCGCAGCACCACGCCTTCGAGGACGTCGCGCGCGAGCCCGCGGCTCGCCTCGGCTACCGCCGCGGGGATCTCGCGCTCCGCGAGGCGCAGGAGCGCCGCCTCGAAGTCGCGCAGGGAACTCGCCATCACGACCTCAAATGCAGGGTATAGAACGCGGTCTGTTCGCCGCTCATGACCGGATCGACGCGCAGCAGGCTCCAGGACTTGCCGTCGATGAGGATCCGGTCGCGGGCCGGCTCCGGCACGACGTCGAGCCCCTTGGCCGGCAGATGCGCCTTCAGGTCGCCGGCCTTCACCAGGGTGCCGTCGATCAGCGTCTCGCGGAAGCGCTCGGGCGGGCTCACCTTGACCGCGAGCTCTTCGACCGTTTCCGTCGCCTTGCCGGTCGCGGGGTCGTAGACCCTCGTTACCCGCAGGAGCGTGACCGATTTGCCGAAATTCCGGATCAGCCGTTCGGCCGTGGCCCGCGCCGTCGTATCGAAGGTCATGCCCGCACCAGCACGGGCGCATTGCCGTCGCCGCGGATCAGGCCTTTCAGCAGCAGGGTGACGAAGGGATAGGCGCGGCCGCCGGCCGCACCCGCCAGGTATTCGACTTCGAGCGCGCCGATCTTCTCGCGCCGCGTCCGGCCGCCGCGCGCCTCGGCCGGCGCCAGGCGCTCGGTCAGGGCCTGGCGGGCGAGCTCCGCCGTGGCCTCGGCAACCTTCTCGGGAATCCCGGTCAGGGGCCGTCCCTCGTGATCGAAGGCGCCCCCGCGCGGCCAGCCGAGCCTCTGGCCGCCGCCCGGGTGGTCGCCGACCCAGTCGTAGCGGCCGTCCAGATACTGCGTCGCCTCGCGCAGCGCCGCCTCCTTGGCCAGCACCACCGCGCCGGCCCAGGTCGCGTCGTTGCGCCCGGACCAGTAGAGGTCCGCGCTCTCCAGAGACATATAGCTGTCGCTACCCACGCTAAGAGCCATCGTCGCCACCTCGTCCCAGAAGTCGAATATTCTTACCCGCAGCCATCCTTCGACAGGCTCAGGATGAGGTTTTTTCTATGTGAATTCAAAAAGTTACCTCATGCTGAGCCTGTCGAAGCATGAGGAGCCGCCGGAGGCGGCGTCTCGAACCATGGCCGCGAGCTCGGGGCCTCCTGGAGTGCGCCTCAGATCAGTGTCGGGATCGCGGTCGCCACGCCGGTCAGCACGGTCGACCTGTTGCCTGCGGCATCCGTCACCTCGGCCTCGTGGTAGTAGAGGCCTGTCAGGCTCTCCGTGTCGGCCGGGTCGAGCGTGACGGTGAAGACGCCGTTCGGGCCGTCGGTGATCGCGATGCCGCCGCCCAGCGACTTGGAGACGACGGGCGCCGCGGAGCCGGCGCTGCGCGCCAGGTGCCAGGCGATCGCCGCCCCCGTCAGATCGACCGCGCCGCCTTGCGAGTCGGTCACCGTGACCACGAGGTCCCGGCTGTCGCCGGCGTGGATTTCGAAGTTCTGAACGCTGTGGGACATTCACGCCACCTCGCCGGTCAGTTTGATCGGACCGGACGCCCCGGCCATCTCGGAAAGCCGAACCTCGCCGGCCAGGTCCGTCCGGGCGACGATCGACCCGGCGCCCCCATGGATCATGCCGAGGGCCGCCGGCGTTATGCCGAGCGCGACGCCGCCGGGCAGGCGCCGGTGGACGTTCCGCGCCAGACCGGCCGCGACGCTCGGCGTCACGGTCACGAGGCCCGCGATGCCGCTGCCCCCGGGAGCGCTATAGGCCAGCGCGGCCCCGATCGCGCTACCGAGCGTGAGCGAGCCGGCCAAGGCCGGATGGACGTTGTGCGCGAGCAGGGCCGCGACCGAAGGCGCGACCGTGATGTCGCCGACAATGGCGTTGCCGCCTTGATACGCCATGCCGGAGGCGACGGAAGGCGTCACGGTGGCCGCGCCCGGGAGCGAGGCTTTGAGGGTGTAGCCGAGCGCCGACGCCACGCCCGGAGTCACGGTGACCGCGCCGGCCAGCGCCGGGTGCCGGGTGAAGGCCAGGACCGCGGCCACGGCCGGTGTCGCAACGACGGCGCCGCCGATCGCGGTGTTCCGGGCATGGACCATCGCGGCGCCGATCGACGCGGCAAGCGTGACGGCGCCGGCCAGGGCCGCGTTCAGCGTATGATCGAGCGTGGCGGCGACCTGGGGCGTGACGGTGACCGCCCCGAATAGGGCTGGGTGCTGATCGAACGCCGTCGCTGCGCTGATCGACGGAGCCACCGTGACCGCGCCGTTGATCGTAAGGCTGCTACCCGCCGCGGAAACCTCGGCGTTCCACTCGACCGCG